ACGCAAGAAGGCGAGAAACGAAGCCGCGTCGTCGTGGTGGTGGACGAGCTAACGTTCCTCGGAGCCAAGCCGGACGGCGACGGCGGCAGTGGCGGCTACTTGAGTTTCGACGACGTGCCGTTTTAGGCCTGCGATGGCGGCCTGCCGGGTCACCGCCGTACCAACGACCCGGCACAAATGATACCGCGACGAGAGGAGGATTGCGATGAAGGTTTGCAACCGGTGCGGACGTTCTCTTCCGCTGGACATGTTCTACTTCCGCAAGAGCATTCAGATGTACCTCGGACCGTGCAAAGACTGCACGCTTCTCTACAACCGACAGCGCAAGAAAAAGATCCGTGAGAAGCTACACGCTTACGAAGTGACCCGGAGGGCGTATCACCGAGAGAAGTCTCGGAAGTGGAAATCCCGCTATCCAGAGCGGCGGAAGGCACACTCTCTGGTTCAGGCGGCTATCAGAAAGGGTCTCCTAACAAGGCCGGATCGTTGCGACCGTTGTGGTCAAACCCATGAGTTGATCCAGGCACATCACCACGACTACAGCAAGCCTTTAGACGTGGAGTGGTTGTGCCCACACTGCCACGCACGGGCACACGGGAGAGTTAAGGACCTATCCCACATTGAGGCGTTGCAGAAGCAACGAGGCTATATGTAATCACGGCAGACTGGCGGGCACCTGCCTTATCAACCCCGCCACCAGCCCCGTAAGCGCAAGCCTAAAACCAAACGGGGCGCGATCGGGCACTTCACCAGAGGTCCACAAAAATGCTGGCCGCGGCGTGGGTTCTATGTGGAGCGCTCCCGACGCCGCGGCCGAAGGGGGGTCGAACATGGCTGACAAGCTCAATTCGATGAAAGTCAGGCTTTGCGCGGTGGTGTGGGACTTGCTAGAGATGGGGTTCTTCGAAGGTAGGCGAGCGATGACGGTGCTCAATCGGATCGAGAACATGGAGTTTCGGGAGATCGCCGAGTGGATGGGCGTACTCCTTCCGGAGGCGCATCGTGAGGGGAGACAGTAGAAAGGCGGATCGCTGATGGCTTGGGTACGGATCGACGATAAATTCACAGAACATCCCAAGTTGGTCCAAGCCGGACCGCTCGGAGTCGCCATGCAAATAGCTGCCTTGTGCTATGCGAACAGACACCTAACAGACGGCGAACTTCCCGCGAACATCGTTGCTAGGTTCATGCCAACCGTCTGTTATGACCCCGAAACGGGTGAAGAAATCACGTGGCGCGATGTTGCCGACCGTCTCGTTGAAATCGGCATATGGCACAAGACGGATGGCGGTTATCTGATCCACGACTACTTGGAATACCAACCTTCAAAGGCCGATGTAGAGGCGGAAAGAGCCGCTGCAAGGGAACGAATGGCCCGAATCAGATCCAAACGAAAAGCGAACACATCGCGAAGTTCGGATGATGTTCGGGCGAACACCGAGCGAAGTTCGCCTTCTCCCAATCCCAATCCCAATATAGATGATGATGATAATAACGCGCGCGCGCGCGAGGAGGAGCAATGGTCCGAATTCCGACAGGTTTTTGTGGAGGCATACGGAGGCCTGCCTAACAGCGCGCACTACGAAGAGATCGACGGCTTTCTGGCAGAAGGCATGTCCCTCGACGCCGTGATCGAAGCCGTGCGTCGTGCCGCGCTCAACAAGGCGAAGGGCTGGTCCTATGTCCGTCGCATCCTGCAAAACTGGCTCAAAGACGGCCTGCTCACGGTAGAGCAGATCCGCGAACACGAGGAGAAACGACAAAGTCGCACCCGTGCGTCCCCTCCTTCACCGCCACAAGACGGCGTACCATCATGGATCGATCAGGAGCTTGAGAAATATCGCCGCATCGTGGAGGAGCAGCGGCGGGCGAAGGAGGCTGAGACGGCATGACACGCACCGACTACGACGCCGACGAAATGCGCGTGCTGGCGCTGGTGCTCGACGACGGACGACGATTCGACGACCTGGAGCGGCGCGGTGGTCGCAGCCTGTTTGCTTCCAAACACGCTCGCACCGTCTTCGATGCCGTGGTCCAGTGCCGTGATCGTCACGGGCGGGTGATCCGCGAGGTCGTGTATGGCATCCTTCGCCAGGGTGTTGGCCCGGCTGAAGCCCAGATCCTCATGGATCATCTCATCAGCGAGGCGGTATACGGCGACTGGGACGACAGCCTGGCACTTCTTCAGGACCGCGCTCACCGCCGTCGCATCTACGAGGCGGCCCAGGCGATCGCCCAGACGGCACGGAATGAGGAACTTTCGCCCTCAGAGATCGACGCCGAGACGATTCGCCTCGCGACGGAGGCCGTGAGCGGGCGGGAACTAGTGGACGCCGTGCAGATCGGCGACGTGGCACGGGATCTCGTCCATCGTCTCGATCAGCTTGAGGCTGGACAGTCTCTGGTAAAGGCGATCCCTTGTGGCCTGATCGAGCTTAACATGCGCCTTAAGGGCTTGCGTTCCGGGTGCTTGTACACCGTGGGCGCGGGCACGGGCGTGGGCAAGACGCATCTCACGCTGCACATGGCGCACCACGCGGCGACGAATGGACACACAGTGCTCATGGTGTCACTGGAGATGGATCGATACGCCATCATGGAGCGGCTGGTGGCGAGATACGCGGGCAAGGTCGACTGGTCGATGAGGCTGACACCGGAGATCAAAAACCGCATCATCGATGGCGTCACGAAAATCGCTGGCCTGCCGTTTTTCATCTGCGACAACCGGGAGATCGGTGTCCGGCATATCCAGTCGCTTGCTCGAGTGCTCGACGCTCAGTGGGGCATCGACCTCATCGTCGTGGACTATCTCACGATGCTCGAAGATCCGCCGGGCGTGCGGGAAAAGCGCCACGCCGTCGCGCACAACGTGAAAAAACTGCGTGCGCTTGCAGGCGAACTCGGCGTACCCGTGCTTTTGGTGAGCCAGATCAACCGCTCGCTGACGGAAAGAAGCGACAAGAGGCCGATGATCACGGATCTTTACGAGTCCGGCGTGATCGAACAGCACTCGGACGCCATCCTGCTCCTTCACCGTGAGGAGAAATGGGCGGATAAGGAGGCTCCTTGGTACGGCGACATAGCTGGCATCATGGAGATCCACGTTGCGAAGGTGCGGTATGCCGAAGACGGGGCCAGGGTGTACGCAAAGCTCGACGCCGAGCGGTCGATTCTGCGCGACCTTACGCCGGACGAGACGTTTGCTTACCTGGAGGCGATAAAGCGTGCGAAGCAGCGTGATTGAGCGTGAGTTGAACAGGCTCCACATGCGGTTTGTTGAGGCGGCGTTTTCAATGTGTGAAAGGGGCGTGATAGACGAGGCGGCGAGGGATCGGCTGATCGGCGTGCTGGAGCGCATCGATGAGTGTAACGTGGACGAGATTAGAGCCGTTCTGGGAGGTGGAGGCGATGAGTGATTTGATCATGGTGGGGCAGTCGGCGCAAGTTTTGATCAGCGAGATTGCACGTCTGCAGGCGCTTCTGAAAGCGCACCGGGACATGTTGATGCGCTTGTATCAGGACACGGTGCCGCCGCGTGGCCACTGCTACCGATGCGGTCTTTGGGCGGGCGCACACGATGAGAATTGCGCGATGGCAGGGTCGAGGAGTTGTTGGGGTTGGCGTTTGAGGGGGAGGAGGATGGCAATGAGTGGGATGACGAGTGACAGGCTTAAGGATCTGCGTCGCATCGTCGCCTGCGTCCACGCATGCGATGGCATCCCCACCGAAGCCCTGGAGGCAGACGTGGTGCGGGAGCTCATTGAGGCGGCTACGAGATATCTAGCGGCGACGATGCGAGAGTCGGACGACGACCCTAACTGCTGGGCTGAAGAAGAGTTTGCGAAGGACAGGCTGCGCGAGGTTCTGGCCAAGGTGTGGGGGGTGAGGTGTGATGGCTGACTTGACACCTGACCGCCTGCAGGAGTTGCGCCGCATCGCGGAGGCGGCGACGCCGGGGCCGTGGTGGGTCGATGGCTGGGAGGCTCGCACAAAAGATGGCGACCGCTTTATTGCTAGCATCGCGCCTGCATTCCAGGGAGCCAGCCCCGATGCGTCCTGCTGGGAAGTTGACGCTAACATCCAGCACATCGCCACCTTCGACCCGACGACGGCCCTGGCGTTGCTCGACGAGATCGAACGCCTGCGGCGAGAGCGGGAAGAGGATGACGACAAGTGGACGCGCTACGAGGAATTGTATGTGCAAGCTCGGGGACAGATTGTCGATCTGCAACTGGAGATCGAGCGTCTGCGGCGGGAGCGAGAGGTGCTGGCCGCGGCCCTACACCACGTCTATACGTGCGAAGACTGTGAGTGCGCAACATGCCCGGAGGGTACTGGACTGTCCTTAAGGGCGTATAGAGCGCTGAAGGAGGGATCGCGGTGCGATTCGTGATTCCTGGTCGTCCCCACGGAAAACGTCGCCCGCGCGTGACTCTGCGCCGCAACCGGGTCGTTACGTATACACCGCGAGAGACACGAGAGTATGAGGAGCGCGTCGCGTGGGAGGCCAAGGCCGTCGGCGTGACGATGATCGAAGGCCCGGTGGCACTGAAGCTGTGGCTGTACTCTAAAGGGCGACGGCGGGCCGACATCGACAACGCGGCGAAGTCAATTATGGACGGGCTGAACGGCGTCGCGTACCGGG